AAGGTACAGGATTTGAACCTGCGCGCCGGTATTAGCCGGTTCGCCGGATTTCGAGAATAGGGTTTAAAGCTGATTTTAAGTGTTTTTCGCTTATTATCAGCTTTTTATTATCTAAAAAAACAACTTTTAGAGACATCCATATACTGCTTGGGGGAGTCAAAAGGGGAGTCATTTTTATATTTTATTCGCATTTTAAATCACTTAGAGTATGTACCCTGTAGGACTCGAGCCTACGACCGGACGGTTATGAGCCGTCTGCTCTAACCAACTGAGCTAAGGGTACGGAAAGCCATAAACAGTCAACCAGTAGAATGTGTGGCAACAAACCTGTTATCGCATATCTTGGAGTGTGACTATTTATGAGTGATAGTGAAGATATGCAATAACATTACTATTTTATCGAATGATTTTTATAGTTTTCAATATAATTATGTACTGCCCCTCAATGAGGGGCTTTTTTATCGTTGCGGAATATTCAAATACCAACGCTTATCATGAAAATCTTGCGCTCCACCTTTAGTGTTTCCTTCTGGATCATTAGTTGCACGCATCATGACATAGACTTTCTTATTAGGAAAATTACGCATATTGAAAGATACATGATAACCAACATTTCCATATGTCCCATAAGATTGGTTTACATCTGGACGTGAAATTCCATTTGCTCTTACTCGAGCTAATTCTTTTCCAGTATTGTAATCCATGATGAAGATATACTCATATTGATAGTTAGCAATATGCCATCCAGCAACATGCAAGTTTGCATTTTCAATTTCCCCAAACTGATCAATATGAGAATGATTCGTTCCATCTGTCAGTGTAGGATTTGCTGCACCTGCTCTAGTTGGATCAATCACTGGTTTATCGTCCGAAGTTGTTGGGTTGTCATCCGTAAAGCCATGAGCCAAATCATAGGCTAACTTTTCTTTGTTGACACCCATTTGCGATAAGTACCCATATGGATCGGTGTGATTACCCCAAACATAATTTGTCACCCACAAATGAGAAACGATTCCTTTTGTAAGTAAAGAAGTTCCTTGATCAAGAGTTAATGGAATTCCATATTTTTTTGCACTATCTCTTGTATAATCAATGTAAGCTCGATAGTTTTTCTCAAACAATGCTTTATCATATGTGCGCTGTAACTCAATTTGTACAGGCGCATAGGGGTTGGCATTACCAGCTCCCCAAGAAACATATCCTTGCTCACCCACACGGTAAACAATTCCGCCGTCACCAATAACATCTGTGGTATAAGGATTACTTCCGTTATAATTATTTTTCATGTTGGCTGCTACATTTCTTGCAGGTGCATCTATCCCAATTTCATGTAAAATAATTTTGTTGGGGATTGCTAATCTTGAATCACCCTGATTTGTAGCTAGGTTATAATCATCGTTGACACTATAGGCAAATGCGTTTACCGGCAACAAAAAAAGAGCTACGAGAGCTCCTACAAAAAATTTCTTTTTCATTTGGTCCCTCCTTCTTCGCTTTCAGCCGAGAACATTTTGTAGGTTCGATTTGATACACCCAACACACTCCCTAAAAACGCGCCAAAACCAGTAATGATGACAACACAGATATCTGTGTACTGCCAATTGAGCGCTTTACCAACTAACCCCACGAAAGTAGCTAGTGCGGGAATAATTACCAGTGCGAACCATTTTAGTACTTCGAACGTTTTATTATTCATTTTCTTCTCTCCCTAAACAAAGTTTTGATTTGTTGCGTGTGTTCCGCCAATTTTTCTGCATGCTTATCTAATCTTTCATCGTGACTTTTCAGTTCTTCGTGTATCGTAAGTCGATCATTTTTGCTGGCTTCTAAATCTTTTGTTAGCAAATCTAAATTGTGGCTTACTTTTGAAAGAGTTTCAGTAATCTTCGAGAAAGATGCAGTAATTGGTTTTATTAGTAATAAAATCAAAGAAACAATCGCAGTGATTGATCCTGCTATCATTCCCCATTCCCCTAAATTAATCATGTGACAACTCCTTTACCTAAAATAAAAAAACTCGTCCGAGTACGCTTCACCTATTCCGCTAATTCTGGCAAGTCCATATCGATAAGAACATCTTTTACTTGTTGCTGGATCACGCTTGGTATATCTCCAATTGTTTTCTTTCCTTTAATAATCAAAGTTGCATAAACTACTACCATCGTTTTGACCTCCTTTCTTAATAAATAAAAAGCAATCTTATCCCTCGTTTGATTGAGACAAGATTGCTTGGACTTCTTCTTTGTGCCTTTCAGGAACATCATCAATCGTTTTCAGCCCCTTGATAATTAAATCTGCGTAGATAGTACCCATTATTTTTTTTCACCTCCGATCACCGTTTCATACACTTCTGTCAAAGCTAACTGAGTATCAGTTAATTGTGTGCTATAGCTATTCGTCCGCTGTTCAAACACTGAATTTTGTTTTTCTAAAACAGCAAAAAGCGAAGCAAGATTATCTAATTTTTCTCGATCAAGTCCGTTGATGATTTCTTTCCATCGATTTTCTGATGGAATAAAGAATTGATCTTCCAATTTAATATCTTTTAGCGGTGCTACATCTGTAAATGGGACTTGGATAGGAAAATCATCTGATACCTCTAATTCTTTTCCACTAGTCCGACCATACTGCCATATTTTTTTCATTTTTATTCCTCCCCTACCCAATAATTACCGTGGAATGTAAACCATTCATTTGCAGCAAATTCGCTATTCGTAATAATTGTTCCTAAGTCTTTTCGCACGTACATCGCTTTTGATACACTACTTGTTCCTGACGGACCTGTAAGCATGCCATGAACAATTTTTGCGACAAATTCATCTGGTAAAACATCCTCGAGTTTTGTGCCGAATGGATATGTTTTTTTGAACTTTACTGTACCATTTACAATAACTTCTTTTCCGTGTTTAATAAATGTTGCATAGCCATCAATGAAGGATTTGCTGTTCGATGCATCTAGCGTGTATACAACATGTTCATTTTCACCAACTACACGATCACCAGCTATTTGAATACCATCAGAAAAATTTTTTAGCCCTAAAACAGTTTGCGGTTCAGTCAGACTAACCGTATTATTCAAGCTTTTTTCAGCATATTCTGGTGTGATATCCCAGCTGTAATCATTTGGATTGTCGCTGTCTTTCAAGCCTTCGCCGAAGTATTTAAACTGACTGATGTTCGGTGTTCGTGTTTCGCCTTTTTCGATTTTGAGCCAATTAATAGTACATGCTCCAATTGTTGCGTCAGGTTGTTGAATTATTTGGAGTAAGGTTGGATAGTCTTGACTAACTTTTGAAGGTGTAAATGTTAAAGACCACGTGTTTACAAGACCTCTAACTGGTTCCATGCTCCCGTAATTATAATCTTCAACAGCTTGTCCATACACTCTGAACACTTGTGTAGATGGTTTAGTTCCTTCTAATGTTATTGTGTAAGTATTACCCACAACAAATGGTTCTTGCATTTTAGCTGAGTAGAGGGTATATTTACTCGAACTGATTGGAAACTGTACAGCTGTATTCGCAATGTTTTCTTGCAGGGGTACTTTACTCAAATAGTATGGAGCATCGAGAAAATCTGATAAAGACGATCCTTTTCCACCAAAATCAATGCTATTAGAGTACATTCTTTTCAGCTGACCGAGTTCGCCGATTTGTTGATTCGTTTGATCAATACGATCTTCAAGTATAGTTAGATCATTTTGCGCTGAACTAACATTTTTAGAAACAGCCTCAACCTTTGCTAGTACCTCATTTACTGCATCTGTTGCTTCTTGTTTGACTCCATCAAGTAATTGTTGAAAGTCTGCAATAAAGTAGTCTGCTTTATCTTGCGCTAGTCCGTCGATTGCTGAACGCTTCATACGGAAGGTGAAGCCTAAGTTATCACTTGTTGATCCGTCTGGATACTCGATGTAAACATAAGCTTCCACCATACCTTTATAAGCTTTCATCGCTTCTGGCAAGATATATACGACCTGTCCATTCAAGAAGCTTTCAGTGATGAGGTTTTTCGTGATAAAAGGGATTGGCTCTTTCGTGATCATTCCATCTACTTCATCATAGATATACATCAACAAGCGCAAGTTAGCTCCTAGCAAGTCCGCCGGTGTGCCGTTCTGTTGTTCGACGTTGAACTCTAACGCTATTTGATTATCGTATGATTTAAATACAAGCCCCGTTGCTTGCAAATCGTAGTCTTTCGGCTGTGTAGGTACTTTGATAGAGCCTTTTTTTGATGACATGCGCCATTATTTCACACCTTCAATCTTAGTTATTTTCACGTTGTTGCTCATTGCGGGATTGGAAACATTGCCGGATGAAATATCTAAAGCTCTGCCGTTTGACATCGTTATCTTTCGCGCTTCGATTGTCAGCTCAAATTCGATGAACGTCACTCCCGCGTCTCCATTCCATAAATTCGCTTTTGTAATTCGCGCGTATCTTTGACGTTTCACTTCTTCTACAAAGTCTCCGTCACCGTCTGTGTAGTGGATACGAAGCGTTTGGTAACGGAAAGTATCATCTGGCAGATTGACTGATTGTCCTTTTCTTAATTCGCCTTCAAAAAGAACAGAAGTAGTGTAAACGCGCCGCCAGCCTAACGAGTTATAACCCTCTACCGGTTCGCTGTTATGTGTCATTTTGATGTAAATTTCGCCGCTATAACGAGCAAAAGCGACGATTAATTTTCTCGAATCGTGATCCGCGAATACCATCATTTCAACAAAACTGTCATCTTCAATCCCGTCAGGGTTGTCTGCGCCCCATCCGGCTTTGGTTGCGTATTTGCCGGGCGGGATGTCTAAAATGTTCGGATATTTTTGTGGTAGCTTATAATCGCGTAACCAACGCCCACGCGCTTGCATAACTGTTTCTGGTGTAGCAAAGCCCGCGTTGCTTTCAGTAGCTAGGACGTGCGCGTCGTGATCCGAGCCGTCGTAATGGATAGCCGCTTGACGCAATAACCATTTCACAGCCTCTTCATAACTCATTTCTTCAAAAATATTTGGTTTGCTTTGAAAATCTAACATTTAATTGTTCACCGCCTTAATAGTTATAAGTGAAGTCTCTCGCGCGCCCTACGCCTTTGCTTGTCACTTTTCTTGTTGCTGTGTCAACTTCTATTTTATAAAACGCTAATTCATCCGGTGTATCAACTTGGCTAGCTGTATGAGAGAAGCCGACGTCGCAAAGAATCATTTTTACTGTTCCAAACGCCCCTTCGACTTGTTCGTGCCAATGCCCGCAGAAATAACCTACTACAACGCCGGCGCCTTTTGTATTCATTGCGAAGGTCTTTAATCCGCCGAACGAACCGTCATTCGGTTGTCCTAATTTAGACCAATCGATAGTTACCGGACTACCAGATTTAAACCCTTCTATCAACGTGCTAATCATGTTTTCATTGCGAACGGGAAACTTGCTGAGACCTAAAGGCGTATGTCCTACTAACGCCACATGATAGTTTCTCGGAACGTTCACTAACCATTCTCCGAAAGCGTTAATTTGTTTGGCACTGAAAGCTCCCGGCGCTGTATCGCTGTAACCGTCCGTGTACTTGTCACCTGTGCCGCCTTCGTAAAAATCACAAGTATCGAAACGGTAAATTGCTGCGTTTTTATCTGGGAACAACACGCCACCGTACAAACCGTTCCAATACTCTTCGAAGTCAGCGTTACATAACATTCCCTTTCGCTTGCGCCACGCGGGGTCGAAACAAGCGTCGTGATTCCCTTTGCAGATAATAACCGGTTTTTCTTGTCCTGCTACCGCTGCGTTAGTGAAGCGTTTGAGCGTGCCTAACATGGAATGTCGCGCGCTCCATTCATCAATAATGCCTATATCGCTGCCGAGTGAACCAAGTCCGCCGTCGATATTGTCTCCGCCGTAAATCATCACATCTGTTTTGTTCCCTAATTTTTGAAATTGAGGGATTGCGCGCCAATGTCTTAAATAAGAAGCATCTTTGTAACCGACGCCATCTATACGCAAGTTGTGATTATCTACGTGAATGTCTGTAATGAAAGAAAAGTTAAATTTGCTGTTATTAACACTGTTGACAACCGTATTCAAATTGCGCGGCACTAGGTCAACGTATTTCATCGTGTCGTAATCAAAAAAGCGTGTTGTTTCTCTAATTTGTGAGCTGCCGACTGGCACTTGGTATTTTTTGTTTAAACGATCAGCTAATGATTCGTAGTCGCCTTTAGCTTCATTCAGAATGTTAATGATCGTACCACCTGGATCGATATTTTCCAGTATTTCACGATTATCTTCTAACCACTGCTCCCAGTCATTTTTGCCCTGATCCATGTAATCTTTGAATTTTCTTAGCAAATCCTCAAAGGTCCACACATAGCCAGAGTCACGTAACTGGCTTCTAGATATTCCAGAAATGACTCGATAGGTAAAATCCTGTGTGCTAAATTGTTCACTCCAAGTTCCATCACCATTAAGTGATCGGAAACTGAAATGTGCGGTGTTTTCACCACCCCATTGCCAGTCAGGCTCACTTAAGGTGTAAACAAGCCTTGCTTGCGCTGGACTGTATTCTTGTACTTTTTGTTCAACAGGTTGGTTTTCGCCAAATTTTGTTGTATTAATAAAAAACGGCACTAGGCCCTCGAATGTTTTTAGTTTGCCATTTTCCACCACTTCAACAACGAACTTTTGCGTTAAAACATCCCCTTGCCGAATTCGAACCAAATTTATTCCGTTGTTTGGTTCGGTGGTGGATAGGACCATTTTATGCTGCGTTTCTGCCATGACTATCCCTCCTTTAGAAATCGATGTAGTCTCTTGCATTGTGGAAATGACCTGAAGAAGATGGATAAAACTCATCCATAAATTGAAAATGTAAATGTTCCCCCGTGGATGGACCAGTAGTACCCATCAAACCAATTTGCTGACCAGCAGTTACCTTCTGACCTTTTGAGACGTCTACTCGGCTTTGATGCGCGTATCCTGTATACATTCCATCTGCGTGTTGAATCACTGTCCAGTTTCCATACCAGTCATAATAGTTCGCATCACCTGCAACAATCACTTCGCCATCCGCTGAAGCAAAAATAGGTGTATTAGGATTTCCATTTACAAGGTCAATACCGTTATGAAATTCTTGTGCGCCTGTAATTGGAGAAGTGCGCCAGCCAAATTCACTTGTCACCGTGATCGGATCCGCAATTGGTTTTATATACCCTTTTGATGCAGGAATTTCCAAATCTTTGAATTTGTCATACCATTCTTGTGCCCATGTCGTCCGTTCTGGATGTGGATCACGTGGACGCTCAAAGTTAGCCACGAATGCTTGCGCTGCGGTGTTGATATCGGTCAGATTCATGAATTGTGTCCATGTGTAAGGATAAGCGCTAGTTGCGATCCATTGACCATTCGGTGCATGCCACATCAACAATTTGAACTGTGCTGTGATTGTGTCTGGATCATCACTAATGCCAGCCTTTGTCATTAAATTGATCATGTAGACACGTCCGCTAGTTGCGCCAGAAGAATCGGTCCATTGCCATACACCATAACCGAACCCTGGTGCGCCATTGCCCTCATCAGCGGTTGGATTAGCATCTGATTCTCCTTGTGCATTGCCAAGTAAGGCTGCAGCAGCTTGCTTACTAAAGCCAGCACCTAAAGCCATCGCCCAAATTTGCCAATAACGTTTATCCCGATCAGTAGTTACTTCTGGTGGATATTGTCCATTCCAACCGTTGTCATTTCCGCCTGAGTTACCACCATCAATTTCTTTCCCTTTCACCGTGAAAGTTCCTTGAACATCCAAGTCACCAAAATAAGTTGCTTTTCCGTTTCCTAAAAGGACAAATCCCTTTCCTACTGCTGGAGAAATCAAAATATACTTTCCGTCGCCATTTGTACGTATTACCAACGAATTGTCTTCTAACGGCGTAGGAGTAGATGCGTCTGGAAAAGGGTTGCCCGCAGAATCAGTTGTTCCAATCGTTCCAATGGATTCTCTCGTATTCCAAAACTCCATCCCTTTTTTGGTCATTTCCATGATTTTTTTATTATCATTCCAAATTTGTAATGTACCTTTGACAATTTTTAACACATCGCCTAGATCATTAATTGAGCTTTCAAGAACTTCGGCATTAATAATCCCAACTTTAATGAAGTTAGCTACGATTTCACCCTTCGACGTCATTGCGATGCCAAACGGACCATTTACTCCGTTGTCTGAATAACCTAAGCCATTTAAATTCCAACGCCACACTCGCTTTGCATTCGCTACATTTGGAGTATCCATGATAAGAATCTCTGATGGAGCTTTTTCTGGACGAAAAACGACATGTCCGCCGGAATTGCCTGTGATCCATGCCGTTGCGTTCAACACATTTTGAACTAATGTTTCTGTTCGATTGTCAATTTTCTTTTTCAATTCTTGTGCTTGAGTATTTACTGCCGAAGTGTACAGTGATAAATCATTACCTAAAACAATATCCTTATATTTCCCAAGCGTTGGGAAATAAGTGTATTCGACCATACGCTCTTTTATCTCGATATCTAGCTCTTTCGCCCTAACATGAGCGACATCACCAAAGTGTAAAGACGCTAGCTCTTGATACATGTCACCGTATTCGAGTGTGTGTTCCAACGCCACCATACTGACTGTATGAGTAGCTTTTGGCTCGTGGATACGATCATTGTCAAATAAGGTTTTACCCCATTTGATCAATTCATCAACGGTTTTACAATCGCCATTTTCACGTTTGGCGATACGTCGATTCTCGTTGGTCACTCCATCAATTTCTAAATATCCATATTCAATAGGTTCTTTGTCTTCATCATAATCGTTATCAGGAACCCCGCCAATCAAATACAGGCTATTTACGATGGATTCTTCATCTATTTCTTCTTCGATTGCTTCTAAATTGATACCAAAATCGATTCGGAAACCATTATCTGATCCAATCTGTTTTACCAGTTTCAAATCATAGTTATCCATATCAAGTTCCGCGCTAGTCACGCCAGTCAAATTTTGATTACCGTTATTTGAGCCGATAATCGCTTCAACTGGAGCAACTTGTCTTGCTGTAAATTGGTGTGTTGTGCCTACATTCGACAGATAGTTGAATTTTTGATCAAATGCCAAACTGTTTTTAAGATTGGTCATGATCTGAGACCCATTGCCGTTATCCGTAAACGACTTGACAATAAAGTTCTTATTGGCCATAAAACCAATATGCCGAGCTGTTACAGAAACGGAGGTCAAATTCTTTTTGACATTATAAATTTCAAAATATTGCCACGAATCATCCGGTACCTTCGCTTTTATAAAATTTCCTTTTTTTAAATAAGAGCGATACTGTCCGCTTCTTGAATAGTTACCATAAAAACGATATTGGCCATTCAGCACACGATTGATTTCTGGCAAATCTTCCCAATCAACTAACGACGCTCCGTTAACACTCAAATCATCTGGCATTTTTTTGTAAGCATAAATAAATTCTTGTGTCACAGATATACACTCCTATTCCAAAACCGCACTTCTTTAAATTTTCCGGATATTTTTACCTGATTCCATTCAGGCTGCAATACTGGCCAATCACCACGCGTAAATAAATTCAAACCTTCTTGTATTGCTTTTCCAAGCTGAGTATCAACCACGATTGTTGCAGCTAACGTATTAAGTATTGTTAGGCTTTTATCACCGACAGCGATCGTTATATCTCCTCCGTTCGATTCTATTTCCAGATAGGGATGTGCAATTTCGTCACCATGATCAAAAATATCCATAACACTAGAATGAAAAATTTTAGGCGCTTCACCGATTTTTCTTTTGAGTGGCTGACAACGAAAAGTAACATCGAATGTATAAAAGAAGCCCCACTCGTTTTCGAAAGGGACTTCTTTATCCATGCTGCAGATAGCCTCTAGATACTTGTCTGGATCATTATGTGTGATTAATTGGCTTTTACCAGTGAGCCATCGTTTGACTTTTCTCAGTTTCGAATGTGGAATAGTGATCCCTTCTATTTCCAAATCAAAAGGTTCATAGTCATCAAACGTCTCCGTCAATTCTCCGCTTCGGCCCTGAATCGTGTAAGTTTCGTATCGCTTGTTCGGCATAATATCTGGAAGCTCTGCCTCAATGATGCAATCCATATCAATTACTGCATTACGATTTTTCCAAATAAAATTTGGTTCATCTGGATTCATAAATTGTCGACTCAAATAGGAACACCTCCCAAATCATAAATAGCCTGTTGGTTTGCTTTAGCAAATTTACGATTCATACGATCTAACTCAGATGGATTGTTTGCATCGACTTTGCCAATGTGTATATGCTGTTCAATGCTACCTCCGGAAACTCTTCCACCGATTCCGTTGCGTTTTTCTTCGTCAGATAATGGGGTAACTGTTGTTTTTCCATTTTTTGCAGTCAGTAACTCTGGACCAGCTTCACCAACAATCGCTTGTCCATTAATCAGATGACCCCCTTGCGCTAAATAAGGCAGTTTAGAAATAGAAAATGATTTTCCACCTACACCAGGAACCCATTTTGGTATCTTTATATTATTCAATCCACCAATAAATCCATTGATCAATCCAATCATGGCATTAATAGGAGCTTTCCCTACAGCAACAATACCATCGAAAATACCTCCAAAAATATCAACTAGACCTTGCCATGCTTTTGACCAATTTCCTGTAAATACTCCAGTAATAAAATCTAGAAAACCACTGAAAATTCGTTTTCCAGCATTATAAAAATTATTGAAATTTGCTATAACACCATCGAAAAATCCACCAAAATAACCACCTAAAAAATTGAATATTTCAACAGCTACATCTGAAACACCTTTGAAGAAAGAATTCACTCCATCATGAAACCATTTAACGTTATTATATGCCCAAATTAGTCCAGTAACTAATGCGCCAATAGCTATAACTGCTAATGCAAACCAGCCCCCAGATATTCCAAATAAACCAGCAAGTCCTTGCCAAACTCCTATAAAGCTTTTAACTCCCCCAACGATTTTTGTAACAGATCCCATAAGTGAACCAAGAACGATTAGTACTGGTCCAACTGCTGCCGCTATACCAGCAATTGTTATGATCCAATTCTTTGTATCTTGATCTAGAGACCCCCACCATTTAGAGAATTCCTGTAATAAGGAAGTTGCTTTTTCAAAGAAAGGCAAAAGGCTTACTTGGACTGCTTCACCTACGTCAGCCATTGCTAATTTTGCATTGTTCATAGCTTGATCGGCTTGATCAATTGGGTCGAGAGTAGCATCGAATGTGTCTCCTACAGCTCCCCCACTTTCTCCTGCGGTTTTTGCTAAATCTTCTAAATTTAACGTACCTCGACGGATTGCGTCGGCCATCCTCGGACCACCTTTAGTCCCAAACACTTCTGCTGCTGCATTAATAGCTTCTGTTTCTGAACCTGCATTTTTTACCTTGTCTTGCAATTCCCCGAGACCCTGACTTAGAGATTTTCCATCTTTTGCATAAGCTACTGTCGCTTTAGATAAACTACTTAAAGCTGCGCTTGAATCAACACCAGATTGCTCAAATTGTCCAAGTAAAGTGACCCCTTCACCAAAGCTCAACCCTAATTGTTTAATTTGTGGTGCGCCATCAATTGCTTTTTGCATCAAGTCGTCTACAGATTGACCAGTATTCTGCGATGTTTTCGTTGTTACATCAAGGACAGAATTCAAATCATCATATTCTAGTCCATAAGCATCAATAGCTTGTCGAGCAGATATTGCTGATTGCGAAACATCTGTATCATTGATTTCAGCGTACTGTAGGAGATAATTGGTTGAATCTTCCAGTTTTTTATCCATGAATCCAAATTGTGTATTTACCTCACCAATAGCTTCCCCAACCGTTTGTAAAGGTAAATGAGTATTTGAACCAACGTTTTTGAAAGACTGTGAAAGTCTATCAGCTTGATCACCTGTTGCTCCGGTTTTTGTAATGATGGTATCAAGTGCCTCGTCAACTTCACCAAATGCTGCAAGTCCTGCTGCTCCTGCCGCTACAATAGGCGCGGTTACTCCAACAGACATTTTTTCACCAACGCCTTTTACTTTCTCACCTGTTTCTTCGATTTTCTGGAGTTTTTTTGCTGTATCAACAGAAACGTCACCTTGTTCTTTAAGTGCATCGTTCGTCTGTTCTAATGCTGTACGAAGCTTATTTTCTCCAGTTTCCGAATTAAGCAATTGCTTATATAATTTTTCTGATTCAGCAGAATATTCGCCTGTCTCTTTGACAGATTTTTCATATTCTTCTCTCAACATTTGAGATCGTTGTTCAGCTAACCCCAGTTGTTTTTCTAACTTTTGTTTAGCCGCTCGCAATTTTTCTGTTTGAGTTGCATCCTTGTCCATCGCAGACACTTGGTTTTTGTACTCGGCAGCGGCTAAGTTCATTTCTTTGTTGATTTCTTTGATTGTTTTCGAATAACTGACTTCGCCATTCGTTTTAAAATTAAGAACGACATCAGATTCTTTACCAGCCATTTATCTTAGCGCTCCTTTCTACCACCAAGGCGATTTATCCATAGTTACAGATTGAGGTGGTTCAAAATCGGTGTTTTGTTGTAACCACTGTAAATAAGATTTGAGCCACAAGTTAGGTGTAGACTTCAAAAAGAAACTCTCACTCCAATTCAATAGAGTGAGAGCAACGTAAATATAAAAACTCCAAGGAGTTCCTATCTCTTCCGATTCTTTTTGTTTACCTTTCTTTTTGCTTGCGTTTTTTGAAAGTCTTGTGGCTTCTTGGATTTTTTTAGGTCTTCCACCTGAAATGTCTGGCTAGCAAAAATTTCCATACAGGTACTATAAGCAGACAACACCTCTCCACTCATTCCCAAAAATTTGAAAATAGTTTCTGGATCTTCCTCTAAACCACCAGTACGCAGCATGGCATAAATCAAGGCACGCATGATTTTTAGATCACTAGGCGATAAGTTAGCAGAAGAAATTTGTCCTTCTTTTTTAGATAGCATGGCGTTCATATCAGATTCAAATTGCGAATAATCTCCACCATACACATCTGCTATAAATTCCATTGTTTGCATAGTAAATGAGATAGGGAATTCTACACCTTGAATAGTGACAGTAGCAGAATTTTTTAAGTCTTCAACGTTAATTCCATAATCAGATAACCGAGCCATTAGCCTGCACCTCCAACTTTAGCCAATGTTTTCCACTGTTCTTCATCGTATACAGGTTGAGCAATGAATTTTCCAAATAGATCCATTGTCGCTTCTTCACGATTCGAATCAAAACTTGCATACATCACATTATTGTATTTCAGTCCTGTAGAAACAAAGTTTGCAGTTACATCATCGATTTTTGTTTCATCTTCAGCAGTAGCGTATTCTTCATCAATTACATTAGATAGTTGCGTGTTTGGATACCATACAGCTTTTTTACCTCCGCCTTCAATATTTCCAATGAATCCAAATGCAAGGTAAGGAAATTCTCGTGCGGTATTTTTACTAAATGTTACTCCGCTTTTTGCAATCATCCCTTTGATTTCATCCATTACCGCAATTGGAATACCTACATGATCCAACGCAATTTCATGTTTTGTTTCTCGGGACACGCGTCGGAACATTTTGCTTGATGCCCATTTTTCCAATGCTGTACCATTGCCTTTGACTCCAATTTTTGTAGCGATAGGCAACCGGACAACTTCACTATAAGTCGGAGCAGTTCCAACAGAATCTGGCGTTGCCATCATCGCGATTAAAATGTCGTCCAATCCTTCAAAATAAAAAGTATCTTGCTTTCCCAATTAAAATCATCCTTCCCATAAATCAAGTATTTTATTCGTCATGATCTCTTCGATTTTTTCTTTATTTTGTTCATACGTACCGCTTGCAAAGTGTTGTGCTTTTTGTTTTGTCGTACCATTTTCGGTAAAGCGCCAGTAAAAAGCAGTCTCTTCAAACTGGACTTTCACTCGGTCTTCTTCAACAACAACTTTTATTTGTTCGCTCATATGCTTCTTTTTAAGCAGGGACTTAGGAATATTAGGAAGCAACTGCTCTAGGTAAAACTTTGCAGCTTCTTCTAAAGATTCCAATGATAATTTTTTTGGATCAACTCTAGAAAGATTCCCTAAATAATCCGATATTTCAGAAAAACCATTCTTATTACTTGGCATTTTCCACACACCTCACATATGTGTAATAGTTGGTCACGGTATCGTCATTCTCATCACCTTGTATACCTGTAAAGTCTGAATATGGAATGCCAGCATTTTGCAGCGCTTGTTCAATAACAACTAAATCCTGTTCTGTTCCAAGTGTAAAAAAAGAGACTTGGTAATAAGGTAATTTTTTATAGACTTTACCGGATGCCATTTTTTTGCTGTTACTCACATTTGAGTACACAATGTATGGATACATCGTCCCTAATCTGGCTTTGTCTCTGAACACTGGTAACTTTGTTGATTTCAGCGCTGTTTTCAATTCATCAAAGCTAATCGACATAAGCTAAACTCAACTCCATTTCTCTTGCATCGGGATTCGTATAAATGCGAGTAATGTTATACGTTACAGAATCAATTTTGAGCGCACTTAATTTCTCTGTGATGGATTTATCCCATCTGACTTTAATTCGTCTGACAACGTCTGTCTTGGCTTGCTGTGATAAATATTTTTCTTGAGAAGTCACACCGAGTTCTTCATAGAATATTAGACGCTTAAATTCGTAAATTGTAGTTGGACGATCGTTTCCGTCTGTTCCTGTTTTGATGTCTAGCAATTCGGCTTTCCATCTGAGATTATTAGTCTGTCTCTTCGGCATTTTGAATCGCTCCTTGCACGATAAATGGCGTCATGGCATTCATAGCTTTGTCGAGTTCATCCTCTGAAACTCTATATTCATAGGCAATGCCGGCAACCATCAAAATAAGATATTCTTGTTGGCCACCAGTTGCTGTTTTGACATAATCTTTTGCCATATTTAAATAAAAAGAGAGCAAAGAATCATCCATGCCCTCTTCAAAATGAATATGTGATTTGAATTTTTCCTCTAAAGACAATTCTTTAGTTTGCTCTTCCATCTTAACCACCTACTGGTTTTGTAATTTCATAACGATAAACAGCTGGCTCGAATGGTGAGTAAACTAATTGGCCATCTAACAAGTTGTAAATTTGGAAACCAACTTGATTTTTTCCAGAGAATTTTTCAACCAATTTTTGAATTTCTAATGCTCCAATAACTTCTTGAATTTTGAAAGCAGAAAAATCACCAAAATATAATACTGGTGTATCTGGTTCACCTTTTTTATCTGCTGCATCGGTCCAATCAACTGGATAACCAACTAATTGATAACCAATACCACCTTCTGCTTGCGTGAATGGTCGTAACAATGGGAATCCATCATCTGTTTTCATTTTTTCAATAGCAGTTAAAGCTGCACGATTAATAATAAAACGTCCTTTTTTCATTACTTCTGTTACTGGTGTATTTTTAAATTCAATCAATGCATCATATAATTTTTGACCAGCACCTGCAGCTGTTAAATCTACAGGTTTTTTAAATGCAACAGCTTTTTTAGCTAAAGCTCCTGGGTTTTCATTTCCTGCATCGTCGCCATTAAACATATAATTAATTTCTTTGCGAACATATGCTTTTTTCAATTCTTCTACAACAATATCTTCTACTGGCACACCAGACATTTTTAATAGTTTTTTCGTTACAGTTGCTAATGCATCAAATTCTGCTGGATCAAGTAAAATTTCATCAAATTGAATCGCTGTTTCAGCAATATCTGTCGTACGTTCTTTTTTGTTTACATTAGCCTCTGCTTTTTTCACAAGAATTGGATACTTCACATCGCCAGCCGTGCGAATCACCGTTCCGTATTTACGCAATAAGTTTTCTTCTTGAGCATAAGAAATCACTTCGGATGCAATCACTTCTGGTACTGTCACTGAACCATTGCCTGTTTCAATACCTAATGAACGTGCTTCACTTTCTGAAATATTACCAATAACAAAATCAGCAAATGCTTTGCGTTGTTGTTGCTCTTTTTGTTTTTTGTTCAAAGCGCTACGTCCTTCCATTCCCTTTTTGATATTGCCCAACAAGCCATCTCGTTGCTGTTGAGTAATCATTCCAGAACGATTTTCTTCGTTTTTATCATTGTTATTTTCGTTCGTATCTTTTTCACGATCTTCTTTATTTTCATCATCAGTATTATCGGATTTGGCGGTTCCATCATCGCTTTTACCGTCACCAGATTCTGAATTATCATCCCCTAATTCAGCTTTAATGGCTTTTAATTCATCGATTAAACCATCAATTTCTTCATTAACTGAATCTAAATCTGCTTCACGCACTTCTCCAGATTCAATCCGTCCACGTAATTCTGTTAATCGTTGCTCATTGCGAGCTTTTACTTTTTTCAACAATTCTTTATTCATTAGTTTTTCCTCCTAAGCGCTCAGCGCATCATTAATTGTTTGAATCATTTTTTTTCTTGCTGCAATATCTTGCTGAATTTCCTGTTTACTTCTAGCAAGCGTTGCTTCTGTGTCTTCATATGCAGGGAGTGAAACAATAGATACCTCGAATAATTCCACTTCATTCACCGTACGCAAAACAGGATCGGTGTTGTAATCCCACGTTTCTTCTGTTGGAATAAAACCGAAGCTACATTGATCAATATCTCCACGACTCATAGATTCGATAAGGTTATTAGCATCGGTTGTGTTGGGTAACTCAACTTCAAATTTCAACCCACGTTCGTCTTCTTCAAGCCGAAGTGTTCCACTTTTTGTTCGTCCTAGAACTTTCCCCCAGTCATGATCAAATAGACATCGGACGTCCGAATTTGATAATGCCTTCGAAAATGCACCAGGAGAAATTACTTCTTCTAAGCCTTCCCAAAGTAACGTTCGACTGTTGAACACAGCAGCATACCCAGTTACGATTCGACTATTATTTTCTGTAACATCTCTAGTACTCAAGTTGGTGATATCAAATGTCCGAATTTCCTTCTTTTTCATTTCCATCACCCCCTTTCACGTTTTGATCATTCGTTGGTAAGGAATCATCTGTTGCATTTTTCTGGCCAATCCTAGATAAGTCATTTGAAATATAGATAGCTTGTGTTTCTGGAGTGTTCTGTTTAGGGAAACCAAGCATTTCTGCCACATTATCTGGACTTGTAATCCCAGTACGTACGATGTTGTAGCCAATATTTGTTTTTGTTGAGTAAGGAACAAAATCCAAGATGTTGATTTTCCATTCCACCCGATAGCCAGAATTTGGCATAAAAAAAAGAGCGGTGTAATGTTCGCTCTTGTTCTTCAATATTGGTTTGATTGCTTTGTTATGCAGATACATCATCGCTTTTTCAATGTCTGTTTTCATCAACGATTGATACGTATCAACATTGATTCCTAAAAATTTACCTAAGTCTTTTTTATAAACACCTAAATAGTTCAAAATAGCCGCGTCATCAACAGGACTTTTTAACGTCTCGATGGAATATCCTTTTCCCAGAGGAATCATCTTAACAGAATGATCACTGTCATTTTGCGTTCCTTCCAGTTGATCCAATATAGCTTTGACAATTTTCGTTTGGGCGCTATTATTTGGATTGATGTGGGCGTCCAGTTTAAGCATGAACGCGAGTAAACCGCCCTTAGTGTATTTATCCGTCAAAACTTTTTCGGCGCTTAGAACGCCTTCCAGAGTGTTTCTAGCGAGGTCAATTATTCCAGCGCCTTTTAGCGAATCAGTTCCGATGTTTTTAATATGCCGAATCATTTGACCAGGTATGTTTTGTCCATTCATTTCAAATTCTTCTTGGAGTCGTTCGTTGATTTTTGTAGTTACACCGTATGCCAAATGGAGTTGATCACGATCTGTCAACGGGAATGTTTCTCCATTAATCAACAAAGTATTTGTCTCTAGCTTCGTGAATTCGAAGCCTGTCAAATAATCGTTTGGTCGTTGTAAAATTTTGAGCAAGTGATGGTCTTTTACTTCATTGCCATCTGGACCAATAACAACTGGTGTCGCAAGTGCCACTTGATTCGATATGTCTTGAACTAATTCATAGACGTCGGAGGATTCCATGATGGAACTATCATTTACATAACGTTGTCCATATCTAGTTGTTCTCCCAAAAATATCCTCGATGTACCCGCGCTTTTCCATAAAGGAATAGACTGCATTCGATAACCGATCACGTAATTTCAATATTTCTCACCGCCTTTCTATTTATCTATAGATGGAACTAAGGTAATCATCTAATTCATCCGAATCAATATCTGTCATCTGATTCATCGTTTCCTTATGGCCACACAAAAACGCCACGAACCCATCAATCTTTTTCTTTGATTGGCGTTTACTTGGCGCTTTTTGTCCATTGATGTTAGTAATTGCTACAACGTTTAAAGTGCAATATAGGAATAATGGATTATCAAATTGAATCCGTTTCTCATAAAACAACCGCTCGACATCGTCAAAAGGTGCATTCAATACTTTAGGATATTGGGCAACCTCAACGCATTCCAATCCTAAGTTTTCTAATTTCTCAACAAGTTTATCACTCATTGCTGGATCATAATTCACTTGCTGAATATCATATAAATCCATGCAGTCCTCTATGTACTGCAAAATCTGATCTTGATCAATCATTTTTCCGTCGCAAAATTCAACGAAACCTTGTTCAGCCAAATCACTGTAAGGAACATTATCTTCTTTTTCTCGAAACTCTAAATCTTCATTCGGAATAAAATAAAGCTGCTTCACTTTAAGGACCGCTTTTCCATCTTCATCCCACGTTGGGAAGTTTAAAGACACACAGGTCAAATCTCGTGTGCGTGATAAATCCAAACCGATATAACATGGTTCACCACTTAAATTTCCAAGCTCTTGGGTAGTAACCAAACACGGCTCTACTTGATCCTGTTCAAAGAAATTATCCGCACCGTTTACAAATACATCCAAGTGCTTCGTTAGAAACTCGGCTTTTGAATGTGCTGAACGTTGTGCCGTTTTAAACGCTGACTCCAAGGCGGAAAGATCAACTGATATTCCCCAGTTAGGATTGCACATTTCCCAGACTTTTCTATCCGTCCAATCATAATTTTTATTTGGCTCATAGATTAGAACAAAGTTTGAATCATTATCATCGCGTTTCAACACTTCTTTTGCTTCGCGATATACACGCATTCCAACAGACGATGAACCTTTCCCAGCAGTTGAGATATTAAACATCAATGGCTGTGGTAAAGATATTTGAGCAGACTTAAAATTGTCATACTGTTCCATTTTCTCTTGCTTATGCAATTCATCATTACAGACGAAATATGGATTTGACCCTTCAATATTTTCAATATTTTTCGTTTGAACAATAAATTTATTTTTTAAAGCTAGATTTCCATCCAAGTATTCATAAGTGATACTCGAAACGGTGCCTTTAGGCCCTTTAAATATTTTTGTTCCTTCAAGCAAAACAGGATTATTTAAAATAGAGTCAGCGAATGGCTGGGCTGCATATTGTGCTTGGGCAAAGTCAGAAGCACAGGCATAACAGTTTACCGATAAAGCACCTTCACCATACATGGCGTATCCCAGCGCTCCTACTGCTATGAGGGTTTTACCGTTTTTTTTAGGAATTTGAACATAGGCCTCACGGGTTACACGGACAATTTGGCCTTTTTCATTTTCTCGAACCCATCCATATATCCAAGAGTAAATAAATTTTTCCCAAGGTTCTAAAATGAATGGCTTTCCAACCATCTCACCTTTTGTGTGAACAATAAACGACTCAACCCAGTCCATCATTTCATTCGCACGATCTACATCAAACCAAATATCTTTACGTTTTTTCCACCGATACCAACGATCCACTGCCAAACGAACAGTTTTAGGATATTTCCCAGGTTTCTTTCTTACTTCTTTTGCAAATAAATCGGCATAATTTACACCAGGTTCGATCATTTTTCAGTACCTGCCTTCTTACGCCATTTGTTTCTGTGCGCTGCTAGTTCATCTACTGGCTTTTCTTCTGGACGTGTAATTTCTTCATCTTTTCTTGCAGTCGATCCGCCAGTTATTTGTCTACCAGTTTTAGCCTTATTCGTTAGCCCCAACAAATCTAGAGCTTTCATTTTCTTATCTGACCAAGTTTCTACTTGCTGCGCCAATGGATGCTTCGATTGATTAGTGGCACCTGATTTATTCGTGAATTTTTGCGTCTCCGGAAAGCCTTTTTCCTTCCACAAAAGATATTTGTGTTGGTAAATTTCAAAAATATCCAAATATGATTCGATTAATGGATCAAGAGTGATGGTGTACAAATCAGACAAATTCATTATTTTTAAAATACGAGCTTTTTCAGCACTTACTTTTTCATCAACAATCGCTTTACGTTGCGCTTTAGTCGTCATACTTGTATACACCCCCCTTTGTTTTTTGAAAAATTTGACCTAACGATGCGCGTGACTCCCCGCTACCCTATCTCCCCACGCGAAAAAATTTTGAAAATGGATAGGGGGGGTTAATTAAAATACGAAGGAAAAACTTTTTTGTCTTCTGTTTCGTTTTCAACAATTGGATGACATTTTGAACATAAAAGCATGAGATTGTTTGGATCAAGCTTAAGCAGTTCATTATCTTTGATTGGTACAATGTGATGGACGTGTGCCCTCTTTCCAAAGATGAACTGACCACATCGCTGACAGTGGCCACCTTCTCTTTCGTAAATAAATTGGCGCATATCTTTCCATGCTTGCGTTCGATAGAATGGTTTGTTCTCATGATGATAAACAGACTTTGCTTGCTGCTTCTTCTTGCGTGATCTGCTTGATCTCTTGTGTTCAGTACAGTAGATACCCTTTGCTATCTTGTTCGTGCATCCGTCAAACTGACAGTACTTCATTCTGCTTCACGAATAAGATGGATGATGTCTCCTTTTGCACGGACAGCACCAGGAATATCAATGCCATGTTTCTTAGCATATGCACGTAATTCTTTTGCAGTCATATCTTCTAACTCATCTGTGTCTCCATCGGACTGATCATCGGTAAGTTTTTCTCCATCAAAGTCAGCAGCGGTGTTTCCATCGCTATCTAATTCTTCTCCCGATAAATGAATTTCTTCACCACTCTTGAACAAGACACCATCACCAACGATTGCCTTGGCAACTACAGTCATATCAGTCTGTTCACTTGTATCAAATTTAGGTTCTTGACCTTTCGGAACTGCAACAGTCTTTTTCTTTTCTGAATCCCAATACTCTGTTCCTGTGATGGATGTTCTAATTTTGATCATTGCCATTTTGATTCTCTCCTTTGTAATTTGTGCTAATTACTTTTGCACCCATTCGCTCATACCATTCAACCTGTTCTTTTAAGTTAGGTAAGGTCCTAGAGATCAATGCTATGGTCAGCTGAATTTTCCGTTCTGTTCGATCAACTATTGCTCCAGAATATTTTTCAATAGTCAAGCTATTATCAATACTGACACTACAGTGGTTGCCATTCCAGATTGGCTTGATATCGCTAATCACAATATTTCCATCGGCATCTTTTATTTCATTTTTAATCCAATGCCTACTGTTGTCATCTTCAATCGCTTTTTTATATGCAGTGGCCAGACTTGGTTCTACCTCGATGCTAAGTACCGCTTCATGAAAATCATTCATAGATAAAACTCCTTTCAAAATAAAAAGATCACTCAACGAGTGATCTAATATGTAATAGCAACCTACACACAGACAAGTCTAATACTTCCTGCGCCTACCCACTGCCACATCCCTCGGTTGCTAACGAATACTGAAACAGAATACCGTCTCTGTTCATGACCAACGCGACAGTACAAAGCTTTGTCGCAAGCAGGTTATCGTATTCCTAATAACCCCAACTAATGTTTCTCTCCTAACCTACACCTAAGAGTGGCGCACGTCTGCGCTAGTATTTTATGCCTTCTAACTGCTAGTAGCATCCCGACTAGTCAGCCAATTCATCGGCATCCGATAAGATGAATTGTTTCCGTAGGTTCCTTAAGTCACTGGCAATGAATCGAACATTGCATGGTCAAATCATAAAACGTTAAGGCTATCCCTCGACGTATTGACCTTATTTTTAAGCGTCTACCCTTTCCGCCACAGTGACAAATTAATATTGTGAAAATAAATACTAAGCGTATAATTTTAGTTATCAGCAAGTGGTCTGCTGAAATAGCCGATAAGGAGGTGAAAAACATGGTGCAGGTTCCTTATGCTGAATCCAGCGGTTCATTATCTGTAAGAGTAGAACTTCAACATACCGCAGATGTATTTTTGGTCGATTCTACGAACTACAGAAAAATGAACTCTGGTCAAAAATTTAAGTACTACGGCGGACATTACACTAGAACACCGGTAAATATCACAGTCAGTGGTCCTGGTAGATGGTATTTGATTGTTCGTGGTGGTGGGCAATACAAATATAGATTCTATTAATCTTTAATTTGAGCTGGCATACCAATTGTCAGCTCTGTTAATGTGGCATTTTTTTTCATATAATCTTCCGCTTTTGATACAGCATTTTGCAAATTAGAAATCGTCCAGCCTTTCTCAATTACAAAACTAATAACCGTTTCAATAAATTCTTTTTCTTCTGCTTCTAAAACAATTCTTTCCGTGTTCATTTTTTACATTCCTTTCTTTGGTATAATTTTCTTATCGGTAAGTGGTCTACTGAAATAAATTATAGGTGGTGAATATATGAGTAACGGGTTTGATGATTTAAGTAAAAAACTTAACAAAATGGCAAAAGCTGCCCAAGAAATGGACGGTGAACATAGCGTTCCAATGTCCGAGTTATTTACAAATGATTTTGTTTCAGCTAATACCAAATTTAACTCCATTGAGGAATTCTTTGAGGTTAGCGGATTTGACTGCAGCTCTGAAGAATCGTTTGCCGCGATTCCTGATGATCAAATGGATGCATTCGTATCTGATAATAAAAATTTTGATACTTGGTCTGATTTCATGAGTGCAGCTGCTAAAAAATATACTGCTAAGAAACTTGGATTTTAAAATTAGCAATTTCATCTAAAGTTTTTTGTAACTGTTCGACTTGGTCACTAGCCTTGTTGAGCAGTTCTTTTAGTTCAGTCAAATCTAATTTGACAGTTGCTTTGATTTCTTTATCCATTCGTTTTTCCTCCAATACATAAATTAATAGACAGCAACGGATGAAGAATTTAGGAGGAGTTATCACACTCCTTAGAAAAGGTTAAAACCGTAAAGAGACCGCTCACCGGTCGCTTTTTTAAATTGCGATTTCTCTTTTGAATAAGCAATACGCTTTACCAAAAAGATTTAACTGAATCCACGCAACCGCTTTTCGTTCATTATGCTCGTTTCTATACTTCGTAATATAATGATGCATACAATCCCCTCCTTAAATAATTTAATAGACAGCAGCATACAAAGAATTCAGAAGGAGTTGAATTCACATCCTTATTCTTAATATTTCCGTTGCTGTCTATCGAAGCTTAATTGTGAAACAATAATAAAACGATGTTCCTTTTATTATTATTTTGTCTCAGACCTATCACTAATCTTTCGACACTATCATAATACAACATTGAATAGGTAAGTGATTGGTATAAAAAAGGTATAAAATGGAAACCAAATGGGTAATAAAAGGGTATAAAAAGTGTAAAAACTGGCTACTTGAAAGCAACCAGTTCTAACGATGAAGCAAATTGAATGATAATCTTGTTTGATTCTAGTTTGACAGATTCTTCACTCGTGTTATTTCTTTGAGCAGTTACATAAATTGACAGACCATTGATGTAACGATCATAAAATATTTTTTTTCGTCGTTCGGTCACATCGGGTTTGTGCGGATGCTGTATAGCAGAGTATCCTCTAATAAACAATTTATGCAAATACTCAAATTCTTCTTGTGCTTCTTCTTTATCAATCAACATTCTTTCGGCTTCAAAATCATGATTAGCTGTAGATGGTGGAACCAAGGAGTATGATGCTGTCACTTTTGGCTCACGAGGCTGTCCTACTCTACATCTAGCTGATAGATATGCTGAAAGAAAAACACCGACATTATGTTTTGTACGTTCCATATCAACATCTTTTGCGCTTGGTGTCTCATATTTCTTTACATCGAAAAGTACCATCCTCTGATTCCCCCAATTATGATATAATACTTGTGTCAGAAATATTATTCATAGTCGGAGGAATCCGACTTTTTTTATTTTGTTCGTGAAATGAGTTCTCCTGATTTATACGCCTCAGCAAATTCAACCAAAGCTACTGCCTTCATTCTCTCGATAGTTCTATCGGAATATCCTAATTTTTCTCCTATTTGATACATCGCCATCTTATTAGGAAAACAATAACTATAATAAAGTACCTGGAAATGGATTCTACTTAGCCATGTTAATGCATCGATAACCGAATCTCGAGTACTTATCGCTTCAATGATTTCTTCGTTTTGACTGTCAATTGTGAATTTCAAATTTTTGGTAACAGTCATCACGGAAAAGTCTATTTTCACTGGTCCGACCAAACGTTCTAAATTTCTGTATCTTTTTAGTAATCGTCTAGCATTTTTCCTTGTTTGCTTAATATCTATATTCTCTAAAATGTTCACAATTGCCTCTTCTCCTTCCAGTTGTGGAATAACGCTCATTGTTGTAGGATAGTTGTAAAAAAGCAAAATTAAGATTTTATAACTTCCATATCCACCAATCTCACCACTGCTAAATTCTCTTTGCTTTTCGCTAACCACTTGTCACATTTCATCGTGTTTTCGATACGAATGATTGCTGAGTTTGACAGTATCTTTTTAACGTATCCTCTGAAGGGATAAACGAACTCTTCTGCTTCACAGCGAACCATGTCACCGACTTTGAATTTTGATTTCTTGCGTGTTTTAGGGTTCTTTGTCG